TAGCTTTTGTCTGTCTTCATTTCCATTTGTATAGGTCATGCCTGAACCTTCTACTGACATGCCTAAGTACATGCTTGGGACTCCAAACATTGTTGCAATCTGTCGTGCTATGTACTTCTGATTTTCTAGGAACTGTGCCTCTTCAGGGTTAAGTGCAATAGGTGAGTATTGAAGTCCTGATGAAAGTACAGCAACACTTCTTTCTTGCTGGCTCTCAATAAACTTTTCTTTATTAGCGAGAGCTATATCTGCAGAAAGAAATTCTGATGTTGTTAATACGCCTGTAGGAACTGCAGCTGTCTTAAACCAGTTATCTGCGTAGTCCTGTAAGTCTTTAGCTGATTGAACAATTGACTTATGGCGTTGTAGTGGGCCTTGCCCGTAAATCTCACCTGGTATGTACCAAAGTGTTAGGTGTTTAAAGCTATCTGGTGCTTGTTTAATTCCGTTCACATAATATGTGTTGTTACCAAATACATCCTGTTCAATGTTAACTAGATTAGCTGGAATAACCTTTATATTAGCTATTCCTCTTGTTCCTCTTGTTAACTTCCAGTATGCGTTACCCCAGAGAGCCATTGATACAACAGTCTCTCCAATAAATTCTGATTGTGAAACTGAATTCTCAATATCTGGTGTATCTAACCAAGATGGTGTTTCAATCTTGTCCATTCCTCTGAATACCTCAACAGGTATCTGCATTGCTGATGTTTCAAGTACGCTGATACAGCGTGAGACTGGAATTAATGACAATGCTGCTATTTCGTTTACTACAAATGAGCTTCTTGATGGAATGAATGTTTCTGCTCTTGTTTCTGGTGTATAGCTATCTACCCAGACTTCCTGCCCTATTAATCTCTTGAATAATCCCATGTGACTCCTTAAAAAACCATCTGTGTTGGTGCGGTCTGTGTATCCACAAACCAAACTGCTAAGACGGTTGCTATTGCTGCATCAATATCAGTGGCTGAATCTTTTCTTGTGATTTTCCAAGATTCACCAACATTCTTACGTACTGCTCTCTGCATTTGCTTTGAAACAATCTCATCTTGTGGATGCGTAAGTGTCTTTCTCATAATTCTACGGTATGCGTTGTTTGACCCATTGATTAAATCCTTATGGGTAGCTTTATGAACTCTAATTCCTCTTTGTTGTAAAGCTTGTGCCAAATCTGATGAAATATATGAATCAACAATAAATTGGCCACAGTATTTAGATAATCCAACACATGCCCTGACTAATTCATCAATATTGGTGTTATTAAATGATGCAACTAATTCAGTGGAAACTATGTCTCCATCCTCCAATTTAGCTGCAACTATTGATGCATGGTCCCAACCTGGAGTCCTATCTACTGCAAATACTTGTACATTCTGTGGTCTACCGTTTGGAAGCTTCTCCCAAGTACCCACTGGAAGCCACGCATTCATGCTGGAAACAAATTGGTTTAGGCGATACCTTCTGGCATCTGCTTCAGGCATTGTTGCTAATTCATTTTTAACTGAAGCCCACGATAAAAGGCCAGATGCAAGGTTAGGGTTAGCTCTTCTTACTATTTCTTCATCAAATACATCACAACCTTGTGGTGCTTCCCAACAAAAGAAACCAAATCTCTCAAAATTAGGGTCTTCATCTACAGACTTTCCACCTCTTTCATACAGCTTTTTTAATAGCTCAGAAGTGTCATCTCCAGCTGTAGTAATGCCAATAATGATGCCATCTGGACGAGTTGCAGAGCCCAAAGCCATAGCAGTCCATACATCTTCATTAGCCACATGGAGCTCATCAAATACGCATAAAGAAGGGTGCATACCTTGAGCTGTAGCTGCTTTAGCTGCAATTACTTTATATACACCAGTGCCATCAGAAGTCCATAGACCTCTATGTTCCGTTGAACGAGAGAAGAGTGATTTAAGAATTGTGGATGTTTGTGTTTGAAATAAGAGTCTTCTATAAACAATTTTGGCTTGGTCTGCAGATGCTGCAACTGAAATAACTTCAGGAGCTGGTTCATGTAGCAACATGCCGTATAAGGCAAAGAGTGCCCCTATAAGGCTCTTACCATTCTTTCTTGGTATGGAGATACACACCTGTTTGTATCTAAGTCTTCCAGCCAGTTCTGGGTCTTCATGGTCATCTGGATAGCGTTCTAGTACTGCTCTTATTAACCACTTCTGCCATTCAGTAAGTACTAAAGGTGCATTGTGCTTTTCAGGTAATCTCCAAATTGATTCAACTACATTAATTAACTTCTGACCATCAGATTTAAAATCTTCAGATAGCGGAGTTGTGTAGTGTGTGGGAAGCCATTCCATTTAGCCTGCTGCTATGGAAGCCAACATCTCTTGCGGAGTCATTGTTGTGTCTTCTCTTCTATTATTCATAAGCCCCAAATTGGATAGGAGTCCAGTAAGGATTGGAGCAAGCTGATGCCTTCTATCTGGCATAGCATCCATAGTCGCTGCAAGTAACACAGCCTGCTGTGCAGCCCCTATGTCAGCTTCCTCTAGCCATGTAGCTGAATTGATGGACTTCTTGACAGCAGCTTCAAGAGATAAGTCCAGCTCTAAAGGTTCCAAATTGTTCTTAATTAATCTATGGTCCCTAGGACCTTGTTTTAAACCAGTTCTCATATATGCCTCATTTCACTAATTTTACCTTGGTCGTATTTCATCAAAGGAAGCAGGGTTCTCTTAAACCATATAAAAAAGCTATCTTCATTTAGATATACATTTGATGCATATGGACCAATATGTTTAATCTGACATATGTTTAGCATGTGTCCGATATGTCCCATATCATGCTTATCTAATCTAATATATGTCTTTGAATTACTATTTAATCTATTTGTTTTAGAGTTTGGAGGAAGCAGGATATGTTGCATTATGGGGGTACTCATACTGGATACTTTGGATTCCAATACTTCATTCTAACTCTTGTTAATTCTCTATCTTGTAATGTGCTATTACACATATGACACATGGGTTCTAGGTTAGATAACTCATCTGTTCCGCCCTTTGATATAGCAACTATATGATTAACAGTATTAGCCTCTGCTCCACAGGCTATACATATGGATGATGCTTCTAGTGTTAGCTTTCTATTTCTTTTATATTCGGCTGAGCTATATCCCATTCTTCATCCCACCTCTCCTTCAATCCATCCAATTGCTTCATAATCATGTTCGCAGGTGGGCCATAATCTGTCACAAGGTTGGCAGTAGAGGATGGTGGTCGCATTAGCAGGCGGTTGCACCTTGCCCACACTTCTGGGTAATCGTTCCATTGCCAATAGATTTCTCCTATATTGCATAAGTCAAGGAGATGGGATGCACATAAGTATCCGAAATCTCCATGATAGTAATATGCGGCATTTCCGCATCTGTCACAGGGTCTAGGTCTGACACTGTGTTTATACATTTCAAGACATTCATGTGGACTTGCATAATCTCTATATACCAAGGGCAATCTCAACTACTGCATCAGGCAATGGCAGTAAGTAACCCCTAGTTGGATTAGGTTGTATATCCATCTCTATGTCTTTTAGCGTTGGACATATGGCTTTAAGTAATTTAATTGGATATAGCTTGATGATTGGTGTGTTATTACCTTTAGGTAGGACAAATGCCCAGTAATCGCATTTAGTTATGGATATGCCAGAAGGAGTCCATCCTTCGCTTCTCTTCCACTGAGTATGTTCAATATATACATTGCCAGTTCTTTGCCACTGGAAATCTGTTTTAACTTCTATTCTGCCCTTTTCTCTAAATAGAGATTCAAGCTCATCTTCAGCTAATTGGCCTATGCGTAGGTCTTTATCAAAGTCAGATAGCTGATGCATATCTTTTCTCTAGAAGGGATATACGCTTCTTTATTCTATTTATCTTGTGCTTCAGTAACCAGTACTGGATTAGCATTCTTACCGTCATTTTTCCTGCCTGCCTTATTCCATTTGTTAGGCTTGACCTTTTTTTTACGCTGATGGTCTATTTCTCTGCGTATGCCATGCCTATTTACATCAACAATCTTTACCATATGTACCTATTATACCGCTCTATTTTTCCCAATGCGGATTCCCTTAGAAACATCTGTTCTTTTATTACGAACATCATTCATTGTTTTAGTTGTGATTGTTGGCCAGTCCCAACCTTTATTAGATTTTAATCTTTTAACTTTCCATTCATCAAGGAATGCCTCAATGATGGCATCTAGGATAAGGGGTTCCATTTCCATCACTGAAGCAACCTTGTTTTCAGACCAGAATGATTTGATAAGTGGCGGTTCTTTATCAACTTTTCCACTCTCGTCTAAACCTGCATTGCGTTGTTTATACTTACCCCTAGGAGCCCTTACAGTGACCCTATTAGGCCCTCTGACACTTCCCTTGTCACTTCTTACCATAGAGATACAAAAGCCTCTGTATTGGCCATCTCATCCATTGTTTCAGATGTTGTACTCATGTATGCATCTTCAAATTCTCTAATAGTGTCTGGACCATCCCATTCAGCTATTTCTTTTTTAATATCGTTAATTGTTCTTTCCATCGCCGTGCCCCTTTGTTAGTAAATTAATATAATTATCCTTATATTAAATATTTCTTTTTATTTATTACATGCAAGAGCCATAACCTGTGTCCTGAAGAGATATATATATTATTAATAATTAATAAATGTAATTAAGAGTTAAAGTTAATTACTTCGTATACCGCTTGTTCAAGAGATTTATCTCTTCCCC